CCATTCCTGAAGTGCACCGCTTCATTGATGAAGTGATGCAACCAGGCTACGAATGGTCGTATAAAGACCTTGACCAACTCCGCCGCAAGATCATGGAGGGTCAATGACTTACCAGGCGTTGTTCGTCTTCGCCGTCGCCGTTGTCATCGTTCTTTACCTGGATCGCAAATCCTGGTTTGGAGATGACTGATGCTAAGCGTCATGGCATGGTGGGGTGCTGGCTGTGTATGTTGCACAGTCATAGCCGCTTCTCTCGCTTTGATGTTGTGCCTTAAGGCTTTGGACTATCAACTGTCTAAGCCTCGCTAGGCACAGGGTCGCTGTCTTACCTACAAAAGACAGTTTCATTTTATAACATAAAGAATTTGCCTGAGTGCTAAATGTGTTGACGTGCCCAGCTCAGCTACGGGCATATGTGAATAGGGAAGTGGTTGTTTTAACACTTCCCCACCGATCAAACCCCTCTCAAGTGTCGTAATTAAGGTATAATCAAAATACTCAATGAATACAGGCCCCCCCGCACTCCCCTACCCTCTTTAAAACTCTTTTAGGGCTGAAAGGCGGACACTCAAGTGGGGCAGGGGACTACTAATAGCCCTAGGCGCAGGGCGACACTGGCCAGATAATATTTTTAACAAAAAGAAAACGGCAGGCACGTTTGCAAAAGGTCTGTGGGCTCATCAGTGTGCCTAAAATAAACCTGCTCGTTACGCGTATGCCCATCGCTCTGGGTATGTTATATAACGAGAAGATTGCTTTAAACTCATATGCCTAAGAAGAAAAAAATGGCTGACTCCCCCACCAGAAAACCGAAAATCCATCTTACGACTCCCCCGTTACAGGAAAAAAAACTTAGCCATGATAGCGCACAGGTCGCGCTGATCCCCTTCTTTCAGCCGCCTGCAACAGATTGGGAAAGAACCGCAGAGGCGAAGCTAGGATGGCTTTCCTACTTTAGCCAAAACCTAGTAAGCGTAACTAGGTGCTGTGAGGTCATGCACATCGGGCGGCGCACGTTTTACGACTGGGTAGAAAGAGACCCAGAATTTAAAGCGGCCTATTACGAGGCCGAAGCAATGCAGAACGATAGCGCAGAGGATAGGCTTTTTGATCTCATGCGGAGCAAGGACGGGGCCAGTATCCGCTTCCACCTAGAACGTCGTACCGATAAGTGGAAAGCCAGGCAAGTGCTTGAACATCATGTTGGGAATATCACGCTAGAAGATTTATTAGACGCAGATAACGCCAAAGCAAATGCACAGAACGAGGCTAGAACTGATAGAGGGGCTGTTGAAGATTCGCAACAAACAGAAAGTAATAGTGCCATTCCATTTGAACGTGGCACAGATGTACTACTGGAACCGTAAAACGCGGCGTAATCTTTTGCTTAAGGCCCGACAGAAAGGGTTAACAAAGGTTATTGATGCGGATCAATTCATGCAGTGCATTGAACGAACCACGCAAGCCGTAGTTATTTCGCATGAAAAAGAAGCTACTAAACGGCTTTTTGCGGCTGTAAAGTTCTATCACGACAATTTAACTGTAAAGCCTGAGACGCTTACAGACACGACTAGCCAGATGACGTTCCCTAAAAGAGGGTCGTCTTTTTATGTGGGTACTGCTGGGCAACGCGCTTTTGGTCGTGGCGATACTATTGACCGCGCCCATCTTTCCGAGGCTGCTTTTTATCCTGACTTAAACTCAACTTTGGCTGGTGTAGCTGAGGCTGCGGAATATGGGCAAATTGATATAGAGACAACGCCTAATGGCCGAGAAGCGTTTTACGATCTATGGCAAAAAGCTAAAAGTGGCAAAAGCCCATACACTAATATTTTTATACCGTGGTTTATAGATTTAGAATATTCGGCGGATTCCATGCCTGTTTCAGATATTCTTGGTTTAAGCACGGGCGTTCAAGAAATGTTTTCTATACCAGACAAGGATTGGGACTGGCCACCTGATGAACAGGCATTATACAAACGGGTGTTATTTGAGCACAGCATTGCGCTAACGGTTGGCCAAATGAAATGGCGACGGTATAAGATTTGGGATAAAGGCGATTTGTTCTTTCAGGAATACCCTGAAGATGATGAAAGCTGTTTTTTGCAATCTGGGCGTTCTGTTTTCAAACATATTCTTACAGATCCGAGCTTAAAGTTACCGCTAGATAACTATGAGCTGTTAGACGCTGAGACGCTCAAACGCCTGTTAACCACTGGTAAGCGTAAAATGCTCTATGCTGGGCTTGATCCTGCCGAGGGTGTAGAGGGCGGAGATAGCCATGTTTTCAGCGTCCTGGAGCCTTTTACGGCTTTGGGCATAGCCAGAGTAATCTTTGAATACGCGAGTAATGAGCCTATTGATGTTTTTGCTTTAAAAATTTCGCGTATCATGCAAAAGTTCAGCATAACGTTGGCAGTAGAAAAACAAGGCGTTGGTGTAGCTATGTGCCGCGCCTTGGATCGTTTGGATATTGATTTTGAGGAATGGAACACCACGGGCACCACAAGGCCAATAATCATTACAGATTTGGAAGAGGCGTACCGCAAAGAGGAGCTTATAGAAAGCTATAGCGAAGCCGAAGCCGAAGCGAGAAACATGAGATACAACAGCAAAAACAAACCCGAGCATCCACCAGGCAAACATGACGACAGAGTTTTTTCACGTGGCATTGCATTGCAAATTATGAAGGTACCGCTACCGTCATACGAAGAATTTTAAACGGGCTATGTTACAATATCGCTATGAATATCTTTGAAAGGTCGGCTGATTGGGTGGGAAAACGTTTGCTCGCGCTTGGTAATCGTGAAAAGTTTGTTGATTATCCAACTGTTGCAGGTGGCCCAGACATTTTACGTAATTTTATTACAACGGGTGAAAGCTCGTGGAGCGATAGCAAACGCTTAGCAACTTACAAAAAATCCTTGTACGTTTTTGCATGTGTTTCAAAAATTGGACAGAAAACCGCAAGTATTGATTGGGAATTGTACAGAATCGTAAATCAAAAAGGCGACAAAGAACAAATTTTTGTGCACGAGGCCTTAGATTTGCTGTATCGCCCAAACCCATTCCAGACAAAAGAAGAGTTTTTTCAACGCTTTATTATAAATAAGAAGCTAACGGGTAGCGCGTTCATCTTAAAAGTTCGCAATGCAAAGGGTAAAGTGGTCGAACTTTGGAACTTGCGCCCTGATTACATGCGCATCTTGTTTGATAATGAGTTGATTATTAAGGGCTACGAATTTACGGCAGCAGGTAAAAGCACGATTTTTGCACCAGGCGACATAGTTTATGACTCTTATCCTGATCCTACTGTTGATTTTGGAGGTATGTCAGCACTCCAACCTGCACAAATTCGTGTTGAAATTGAGGAATTTGCCAGCAAATACCAGCGCAATTTCTTTGTAAACAATGCACGCCCAGATTTTGTTTTGATGACTGACAAAAAATTAAGCGCAGAACAAAAGACCGAAATGAAAGCCTCTTGGGACAAGCGTCATAAGTCTAACAATTCGCAAGAAAATGTTGGTAAGGGTGCTTTCTTGGAAGGTGGCATGACATATCAGCAGGTTTCTGTTTCTCAGCGTGAAATGGATTTGATTGAAAGTTCCAAGTTTACCCGTGACGACATTTTAGTAGCCCTTGCTGTTCCTAAGCCTGTCATAGCCATTACTGATGATGTTAATCTGGCAAATGCTGAAACAGGCATGCGCATTTTCTTGTCTGAAACCATTGTTCCCGAAATTAAAGCCTTAACAACAAAGCTTAACGAGCATTTAATCTACGAGGAATACGGTGAAATTTATTTTATTCAGTACGAAGATCCTGTACCAGAGAACCGTATAGAAAAAGCTGATACTCAAACCAAGCGTCTAGCAGCAGGTACGATGCTTATTAATGAGGCACGGGAAGAATGGGGCGACGAGCCTGTACGCGGCGGTGATACGCTGTATTTGCCGTTTGGACTTCAGGCGGTAGGCGGCAAGCCAACGGCAACAATCCAAGACGTTGCTGAAAAGGCAGCACGTCGACACGCTAAGAGTGCAAATGTATTTCGTGGCCGTCCTAAAGCCATGATCATGTTAAAAAAGAAAGAAGAAATACTGGGCAAAATTTACTCCACGCTTAAAGAACAGATTGAACAGGAGCCAGTGCCAGTTCAGCCTATAGAGCGCGCTTTTGTTCCTAGTGAGCAAAAAGTTCTGTATGCCGATTTCGTCAATAAAGCCATTGATGAGCGCGGCAAAAGCTTGGAAGAAGCTTTGAATGTTTACGTTGAAAAGGAACAAAAGCCTCGTTTATTGCAAGCAATTAAGCTAAACGCTAAGCTTTCGCACGGAAAAATTGTTGATGATGTTACAGGCGCACTTGCTAAATGGGCTAAAAAAGAGGCAAAACTTACAACTGAATTTGTTTTTCCATTTATTGCTGAATATGTGAAATTAGCCGGTGATCAGGCCATGGCGCTTGTAGCACCAGGCGAGACTTTCAGCGACAAGACTGAACGCATCACGAAATACATTAACGACCGTGCATTGCTTTTCGGTACAGAGACAACAAAGACGACGCTTGAAAAAGTGGCCTCGCGTTTAGCCCAAGGTATTGCGTCGGACGTAGGCATTAATGAATTGGCCGATTTGGTTAATGAAGTTTTTGATCAATTCGGAAACTCTCGCAGTTTAATGATCGCTCGTACTGAGGCGACTAGTGCAAACAATCTTGGATTTACTGAAGCTTACAAACAAAGTGGAGTAGCTAACGCCAAGGAATGGATCGCGACAGGAGATGAGCGAACGCGCGACTCACATATTGCAGTTGATGGCGACATTGTGAAATTAGATGCGTCATTTAAAAACGGTTTGCAATACCCAGGCGACGGAAGCGCAGACCCTGGAGAAACTGTAAATTGTCGTTGCGTTCTTGGCCCAGCTTTCCAAGAATAACAAGGCTAGCCATTAAATATGTTACAATAAACATAACATGAAAAAGATAAAATACGCCTCGCTAAATTTTACAGTCAAGGCGGTAGATCCCGCTTTGTCACAGATTCGTGCTGTGTTTTCTACCGCGTCGGTAGATCGCCATGGTGAAATTGTTGATCAAAAAGGCTGGCAGTTGACTGAGTTTATGAGTAACCCAGTGGTGCTTTGGTCGCACGATAGCCAACAGCCTGCTATTGGCAAGGTGGTTGATATAAGTTTTATAGACGGAAATCTTGAGGGCACTATTCAATTTGCTACTAAGGAATATGCGTTTGCAGAAACGATTTACAATCTCATGGCAGGCGGATATATCCGCGCCATTAGTGTAGGCTTTGAAAACACTA